CGTTTGCTATAGGTACTATAGTCATATTCATCAAAATTTTTATCGTCTCTAATATACAGGTCCCATAGGTCATAAAAAACTAATATAAACCCTATAGAAAATACAAGTCCTAAATACAAGGAAAATACCTTATCTCCAATGATTTGTTTATTTTTAAATAAACAACCAATCAATCCTAGACAACATATAATAATAATTTCCTTTATTATTTTAATTTTTTTATCATACATTTTGCTGTAATAAGTATTAATGTTTAGTTTTTTATCTTGTATCATATTTTTTTTTCCGTTAATAGAATTGTAGGGACTTGTTAAAGGGGTTATTAATTCATCTACCGTATCAGAAAAAGAAATATCGGTTAAATAATTGTTGTATTGGGTGATGATATTGTAATAAATAAGATCGGTTTCATCGGTTTGTACTTTATTATTACTCAAGTCAATAATCAATGAATTTAGTTCATCAACTATAGAACTCATTATATACTTAAAAATATTTATTTAAAAAAGAAGTGTTAACAGAATTATTTGTTTTCGGATTACACTTTGGTTTATCGGAAATGCTTTCTACTTCATTAAGTTCTGTTATATCTTTACCTGATATTCCATAGATAGAATAATCATATTCATCAAAATTCTTATCATCTTTTAATAAAAGGTCCCATAATCCATAAATCATATAAATAAATGTTACTCCTAATATAATTCCAATAACAAAACTATAGACCTTCTCATCAAAATAAGGATAACGTGAACGTAATTTTGATAACACAATCATTAAAACACATATAAAAATGATAAAAAATAACAAGCGTGTTTGCTGGCGATATTTTTTATAGTAATAAGTATTCCATCTTATTTTATTCACCACTTCTTCATGAGGTGTTTTTTCTTCATTAAAATGAAGGTTAACTGTATCAAGTTTTCTTTTAAAATTACTATTTAAATTATTCTTTTCTAAAATCTTATTGAATTTTTCAATGATATCGCTATTTTGAGAAGAATCTACATCTACTAAATGATTATAATTGTACGCCATTCTATATACTATTGTCTTACAATTGTTGTAGAGTATATGCAACTAAAAGGGCGGTTATTGTGCTTGTTATAATAAATACGGTTTGCTCTCTAATTAATATATTTTCGGTTTCTGTATGGATTGACTTATATGATTTATACGTATCATCATAAGGATTCTTTCCATTTACATTTTGTTCAGCTTTATCAAAAGCATTAAGAAAATCATCTTGATCCACATTGTAACGATAAAAAGACATTTATTTATAAAGATAAATTATTGTATAAGTAATAAGACATATACACTAAAAATATAAAAATGATAATATTCATGAGCGGATGATATGAATTCTCTGACACAAATGCTATTATAAGTACGTAGATAACAATTATCATAATAATAAACCAAAGATAAAGAAGGGTATACGTTTTATTTGTAGAGATAATACTTTCTTCTATTACATCCTCGTTTTTTTTAACATAAGGAATTTCTCTATTTGCCACGATAGCCTTATAATTTATTCTTTTCTTACAATTATCATCACAATTAATTAAAGGATATGGATAAGGATATCTTTGTCTAGTAGAAGCATTAAAATCATAATGATAAGGCACCAAATTAACATAATCAGCATTATTTAGAGCCTTTATTTCTTTTATTATGTCAGGACACTTTGCAATAGGATTGTCTTTTTTATCAACTAAATTTTCTTGTTTAAAATAATCTTGAACATAGTCTTTAAGGTTCATTATATATTTATACATATTATCGTTTTAAGCAACTGGTTTTTTATTTGTATTCGCCTTAACCTCTAAAGGTTTGTTTTCAGAAGGTTTGTTTTCAGAAGGTTTGTTTTCAGACTTTACTTCAGCCTTTAGTTCAGGAACCTTTACTTCAACCGCCTTATTTTTAACAGCTTTAATTTTTTCTACAATGTTATTTTTTGCATCTAAAAGAACGTTTTTCATATTTTCAGTATTTTTAAAATATAATACATAAATTATTCCTAATACTACAAATAAAAATACTTTGCAAATTACATACACCAAATCGTTAATATAAATGGATTGAGTATTTTTATTCATTTCTTCAGCAGAATTATTTTTATCAATTTGATTTATTAAATCCCCAGAAGACATTATATACTATAAATATTAAACACATATCCTAAAATACTCGTTTGTGTATGAAATTTTATCAAAACGAGTTATTTTACAAACATTATCAGGTCTAAGAAATATAATTTTTGCAACAGGATCAAACCGGCTAATCTCAGGTAATTGTTTATCGTTCTCTATGTTTATTTTTGCGTATAGTTCCTGTTTTTCTTTGTCAGACAGTTTTACATGCTTTGGAACGTAGTTATGTTTTAAAACATTAATCTGTAGTTGCTTCAAATCAAAGATAACCACATAATAATGTTCCAATTCCCAAATGTTTTTAAGACTTTTGTGTATACTTTCTTGTGAATATTCATTGGTAATAATAACAAGAGTGTCGGTATTTTTTAAAACTTCTTCATCTAAAAATACTTCGCTTACAATGCCTGAAATGTTAATCTTTTTAATAAGGTTGCTAGTAGTTTTTTTAGTGGTCGTATCTTCGGTCATATATTTTACATAGCACTGTTCGTTTAAAGAGTTTGAAACCTTGAAATTGAGCTGCTCGTATTTTTGCATGGAATCTACTTCTTCCATGCTAAAATTCTCGTATTGTTCGCAATCAAACCCCATATTTTTAAGATAAAAGATAAGATTGTTGCGAGATTTATATAATTGGTTTAGATAACTGCTTTTGGACTCCATTTATATTATATTACATTTATATTTATATCTAATTCAATTTTATAATCTTTTTTGTTTCGGTTACTACCGGAGTATATTCTTTTAACTCGGATTCATCTGCAGATTCTGTCGGCGCCTCGGAACCAGATTCGTTTTCTGATTGAGACACAGATTCTTCGTTTTCTGATTGAGAATTTTCTGATTGAGAATTTTCCGATTGAGAATTTTCCGATTGAGAAACGGACTCATTTTCCGATTGAGACACAGACTCGGGTTCAGCCTTTGTTTCAGGTATTAATAGTTTGTTGTATTCCACTTGACTAATATTTCCTTCTTTTAATTCCGTTCTTAATGCTAAAATACTTTGTTTGCTTTTTTCTTCTTCTGCAGGAGAATATGCATTATTTTGTTTTAGTCTTTCTATGTCATGAACAAGAGCTCTTTGTTCGTTTGCATCTAGTTCTGTATCTTCTTTTATTGTTACTCTCTTTGGAGGTTCAGGTTCAGGTTTAGGGACTGGTGTGGATTCTATAAAGTTCTCTGATCTTTCTATAAATTTATTTAATTTACCTAAACTATGTTTACCGTAAGAAGTTAAATTTTCTATATTATCCGATGTAATTAATCTCATTTGAATATTCATTGCAGTTAATTCATGTATCAATAATTTTAGACAATAAGGCACTTCTACAATGCTAAATTCCTTTCCGTATTTTGTAACTAAAGAGGGAGTCAATGTCTCGGAATCTATTTTCTCAAAGGCCAACGGTCCGTCAATGATAGGACTATAGAAATTATTTTGTTCTTTGTTATAGATGGCGATTGTTCCAGAGTGATTGCAAATAGCCATGCGATAGGCATCACCGCGTTTCATCATTGAGTCGCACATAAACGCACTCATTCCATGAGATACAATAGAATCTCTTTCCATATCTCCGATCTTTAGACCTCCGTCCTTGCTTCTGCCGTGATTGGTTTGTCTCGTCAAAGCAACTCTTGGACCGCCCGCTCTGTAGTTTATTTTATCTTGGGTCATATGTTTTAGACGAGTGTAGTAGGTAGGACCCATATAAATGTCGCTTTCTATTTGCTCGCCATTCATTCCATTGTATAAAACTTCATTTCCAGAAGAATGGCATCCGAATTCTTTTAGTAAGGTTCCAACCAACTTATGTTTTGAACCTTTGTTTACAAATGGAGTAGAATCAATAGACGTTCCCTTTTGAACAGCCATTTTACAGAATAAACATTCAATTAATTGGTTGATGGTCATTCTACTTGGCATACAATGCGGATTAATAATAAGATCCGGTCTTATTCCGTCTTTTGTAAAAGGCATATTCTCTTCTGGAATAAGAGTCCCAATGGTTCCCTTTTGTCCGCATCTACTAGAAAATTTGTCTCCGATACAGGGCTGCCTTTCTTCACGAATCCGAACCTTTGCAATTCGCTTCCCTTCCACGTTGTCAGTCAGATAGACGCGATCCACAATTCCGCTTTGACCCTTGCTTGAAAAGATACTTGCATCCGTGACTTCAGTTGGGTTCTCTAGTTGGTATTGGATTCTTCCAATAATAACGGTTTTTTCATCTATAATAGTGTTTACTTTAATAATACCATTCTCGCCTAGTTCATTATAATTATATCCGGGTTTTGTCCCTTTTGCTCCATAGTTTAATACGTTTCCTATTCTTTTTTCGCTACTCACTCCTAGCTTGGTAGTTTCCTCGTAGGTTTCATACATACTGTAATAGGTAATATTAAACAACCCTCTTTTTACAGCGGATTCATTAATTAAAATGGAATCTTCTACATTGTATCCGGTGTGAGCCATGATTGCGATGATTGCATTTTCGCCGTAAGGATGTTCCTCGTTATTTATAAATTTGGTATATCTGCTTTTTACAAGAGGTTTCTGACCATAGTTAATAACAACTCCGGTGGTATCAATCCGATGCAAAAAATTACTATGATAAATAGATATGGCTTGTCTTCCTTGAATGCAGCTGTAATCGTTACGAGCAAGCGCGCTATTCTCTGGAAATACAACTTGGTTCCCCATAATACCAAACATAACTGAGGGATGTATCTCTAAATGAGTATATTCGTGATCTTTCCCGACATTATCAAGCGAAGTTGTAATGTAGCACATGTCTACCTCGGAGTTGTCAAGATATTCAATCATACTCCGACCATTCATAATATCCTTTGACGATTTACCATCCAATACTTTTTTTGATAAAAAGGGTTCGGCTTTTGTATTAAAAAGACCATTTACACACTGACTCCAAGACCGTTTATCTTTACCGTAGCTTACTACTTGATTATCAAAATAAAAGAGCGGTCTTACTACACGCCCTTCGTCGCTAAATATGTAAATAGTCTTGTACTTCATATTAAATGAAATACTTATGAAGGGGGATATAAGTCCAATTCTTCGCGAAAGAACGAACTTTCTTTTGAATTTAAGGGGGTCTTTTATAAAGCCTATCCAAACCCCGTTAATAAATAGCTTGGTATTAATTTCAAGGTCTTCGTAGTCCGCCTCTTCTATGTAGTTTATTTTAATATCATCTTCCGTCATATTTTCTTGGATCCAATTTGTAATGTCATGAATAGAAATATGATTTGTAAAGCGACATAAAACCGCCATTTGTTTATCAATACCCACGCTTCCACCCACATCAATCGGGTCAAATAACCCAAACTGAGAGCCATGTAATAAATGCGGACCAACCAACTTATTAGACGCATCAATGTCTAAGTCAACTCTGCGCATATGGCTCAAAAAAGAGTGAAAGGTAAGCCGGTTTAAGGATTGAATGACACCCACCTTTTTTGTGTGAGCCTTTGACCCCCAATTACCCTTAAAGCCCTTACGAAATCCCTCCTCTACAATTCTCTTGTTAAAATACTCATCCACGAATAGATTCAAAAACTTATAGTTTTTATCGGTGACAGGTTCTTCATCTTTATACGTTCCTTCGTGGTAATATAACTCTTTATCAATGTCCTTATATATTTCGGTATACATTTCCTTGGAATATTCAATAAAAAGGTCCTTCATGAGTTCGCCTGTCGTTTGAACTCTTTTATACTTATAGTTATCGCGGTCTGTAGGCGGGTCATCCTTTTTTATTACTTTTAACAATTCAAAAACCATGTGTCCGATAAAACATGCCTTTGATTTAAAATTCATTTCTCCTACATGCGGTAACAATTGGTTGACGAGACACTTATAGGCAGAATGGATCGTTTGATACTTTGTAAAAGAGCCAATATATTCAAGTGCATTTTTCTGATTAAAGACAAATCCCGCATCATGAATAGAAGGACGCAACAATTCCAAATATTGTTTATTTTTTTCAATATCCAATAGTATTGTTTTACAAATATCTTTATCACTTAGAATACCAAGCGCTCGCATTAAAATAAAAAGTGGAACTGGCTGACGAACATCAGGTATAAAAACTAGAAAATGTTCATTGGATAAAGAATTGCTTGACATGACGCGCCTTATTGCTAAAGTTCTACGTGGTTTAGATATATCTTCAGATACCGAGCGTATTTCAACAGAGAAATCGTGTTTATTATCTTTTACCAACCTGGTATAAATAAGATTATTACCGAAATACTCTTGAGGAATTAAAACCTTTTCCTTTCCGTCTATAATAAAATATCCGCCCGGGTCGTTTTTACATTCACCCATATAAAAGCGTGTCTCGCGCGGCATATTTTTCAAAACGCACAATTTAGACTGAACCATGATCGGAAACATTCCAAGAAAATAATGAGTGTCGTTTTGAGGCATTCTTTTTTCAATCGTTACAATTTCATCGCCCTCAATTACGTCCAACTCTATATCCACGTCATAATGAATAGATATACCATAGGTCATGTTCCGTAGCCGCGCTTCATTTGGAAACATATAATGCTGATTGTTTTCGTCAAATACAATCGGCTTACCATAATAAATCTTATCCGTATTTTTGCCGCCAATATAAATTCTTGCACTATATTTGTATTTATCTACTTCCATGATTCCGTAATAACGAATAGGATTCATATCTGAAAAAATTTTTGGAATACTTACATCATAAAAATTATCACAAGAGCTTATATGATGTTCTACTAAAGACGTTTCTTTAAAATATTTATCTATAAATGAAAAATGATAATCTTCTATACTCATCTTTTATATTTTAGATTATTATTTTTTATATGTATTTCCTTGTCTAATTATGGGCTTTTAATCATAATCATAGTTAAAAATAGGAAGGTAAGAATAAAGGGTAAAAGCAAAATGAACCAAGATAATGAACCATATCCACCCTTACACATCAAATCTAAAATGAAGGTCCAGAACAATATGTAAATGGCGTTTAACACAAATACAATGGTATTATTTCCTACATAGCAGCTATATTCGCCGATGCATAAACGATCAGGTGAATCCAGATTTGAAATTCCTAAAAGAATAAGAGCAAGAAGAGAAATAACAAAGTAAATCGTTGCAGGGGTACACATTTTACGAAGATTAAAGGGCGCTAATTCGGGTTTCTTAAAACGTGCCATTATAATATTAAAATATTATTTTGTCAAATAAATTGGTTTGTTATTCTTGGATCACCAGAAACCGTGGTTGGACTCGGAATCAAAAAAGTATTTAAACCCTTATTAAAAAAGTGAGACAACATAGAGCTGGCTTCGGTAAATGAACCGCCTACTAATTTTCTATTTCTAATTCCTTTTGTTTTTCTTTTACCTTTTCCCTTTGTTTTTCTTTTACGTCTTGTTAACTTACGCGCCATTATTATATTAGAATATATTTACGTGTGTAAGAAAATGTCTTCTGCAGCACATATCGGTTAACTTTAATTCATCTAAAATAACACCCTCCACCGTTTTATCAATGCTAGATTCATCAAGGTACTGAATTTCTTCTTCCTTAACATATCCCTTTCTCTTGGAAATTTCCGAGATATAATAATTGTATTTGTCGCCAATCACTTTTCCGCATGTAAAACATTTCACTGGAATGAGCATTTTATTCTAATTATACATATTATTTTCAAAT